CCTTTCCGTTTTGTGTAATACGTTCCCTGCTTTTTGCCATAATCACTTATTTAAAATCCCAAACAAACAAGTCAAAACGAAACAAACGGCTGTAAATGGACGCTCCATTGATATTCCGTTTTCTGATATTGTAGTTTTCCCAACGAACGCGCCTAAAGCGAGTATCACAAGGATTATTGTTATGTAAATTGTTATTTTCATGTTTAATAGAATATTCCTGATATGTTTTGTTTTTCTTTTTGGTTTCTCATTTCAATAGTTCCGGTCAATGTATCTTCAGCATCGTCATGTGCATTTCCACCCTCTTTCCTATATGAAGTTATATGCCTTGCAAACTCTGGCCATCTCCTTTTCCAGTCGGAGGGGAAATAAGTCAAGTTCTGAACCTCAGAAGACTTTGTAAATATGCGAACCTGTTTGTTTTCGCTCTGATTGAACCAATTTACTTTAGTTCTATCATTCCTGATTATTCTCAACTGCCTTTCAACGTTTCTTGCAAACCCCCTTCCGGCACCGTTACTTTCAATGTTTATTTTTTCAGTCCCGTTTTCGCTAAGCATTTTAGCGGTTGCTGGTTCTGTATATTCCATTGCCTTATCAGTGTAGAGAACGTCTGTAATAAAGTTCCCAATCTCAGTTTCAGTATAGCAAATAGAACATAGATAATCACTACCTGTATCCGCAGTGTCTGTGTAGTTCTTTTTGATAGCTGCTTGAGTGTATGGAATCATTTCGTAGGTCTTGAACTCTCCATACATTAAACCTTCAATCGGTTTTGGATTTTGCATGTATTGAGTTTCAAAAACATACGAGTTGTTGTCTTTCAACTTATAAAGCTCTTCAAGTGTATGCTTATGCTCCCACAATGCTTTCTCGTTTCCGTCTTCGTCAATCTGAATAACTGGCAATGAGATAACCGTCCATTCTCCACCTTCTTTAGCGTCTCCCTCTAGCTCAATTAAATATCCACATAGATCATGTTCATGCAATCTCTGCATGATTATGATAATGGGAGTTTCTCTACTGTTTACGCGACTCCTGATTGTTGTTTCAAACCGCTGATTTACCTTTTCTCTCAAAGTTTCAGACAGTGCATCTTCTGGTTTTATCGGGTCATCTATAATAATTGCACCCGCAAACTCGGAATCATAGAAGGGTATAAAGAGGTCTATTTCTTCTTTTTCCTTGTCTTCAACTTCCTTTTCGGGAGCGACAATCCCAGCACCGAACCCAGTAACCTGACCGCCTGTTGAGACTGCATAAAATCCACCTCCCTGAGCCGTGTACCACTTTTTGTTATTGCGACTTGTAGTCCTAGCATCGAATAACTGTCTGTAATAATCTGACTCTATCGTTTCTCGAATCTCTCTTGAATTGTCTAATACAAGGTCATCGGAGTACGATAGGTGGATAAACTTCGACTTAGGGTTTATTGCAAATCCCTCAGTTACGAAGTTCTTAACTACTATCTCAGTTTTCGAGTACCGTGGAGCAATATTGAAAATGACTTTTTTTAATTCACCGCTAAGAACTCTATCCAGCGTTTCGCATATGATTTTATGGTGATCTCCGATTATAAACTTTTCGCCCGTTTTCTCCTTAAAAGAGAATCTAGTGTAATTGAGTGTACTTTCTAAAGCCCATGTCTTCTTTATGTCTATATCACGAATATCAGTATTCATTATTCATGCTTTTGTAAAGCTCTTTTATCTCATCTTTGCTCAATACCCTTGCAGTCGGGAGGTCTTTCCCGTTTGTAGTCAAATCGACATTTTCTCCGTAGCCCTCTTTTCTTCCTAGCGTTGACATAAAGTATCGGAGCATGCTTGGGTCGGGTCGTTCTTTCCAGCCAATAAACTTACCTGTTTCATCTCTATCAGGAACACCTAAAGCAACAATTCGCCCCATTGTGACACATTCGTCTAGGAGTGCACCTTTGAAGTCGTCAATTGTACTCTTGAACAATTCGTCTTCTTTCGCCCAGTCATAAACCGCCTGCCTTGACACGCTAAAAGCCTTTGCAATGGAGGTTATATTTCCATTGCAGGCTTGTGATACTTCTTTGAACTTTTTTAATGTTGGTTTTTTCATGCGCGCGTGCGAGAACTGTCAAGTTTGTCAATTATCAATCAATATCGTTTGTGAAAATCAAAGTTGGCGTATTTTCGATACACTCACGAATAGATACCCTGAAAGGCTCGTTATCGTGGTCATTGTCTTCCCAAATGTTTATGAATTTATCATCCCATTGATCTTCGGGTATTTCTTCTACTTTATCAATCTGCATCTGACAGATAGTTTCAAAAAAACATTCTTTCGCTTGCTCTTCTGTTTCTCCAGAGAAAGCATAGCAATGATCTTCGCAATAAAATTTGAAAACTTTCATAATCGCTCTTTTTATTCTACCTTTTCTATCATATTTTCAAACAATTCTCCCTTTATTACCTTATCTCCAGGTTGAAACCCAAAACGAAGCATAAACGATTCTTTAGCCTCAGCTGTATCGAAGTTAATCATAACGTAAGACTCCATGTCTTTAGCTGCACTTTCCGAAGCCTCTTTGACTTGTTTCTTTACGTCCTTTACGTGTCGCTTGTCAATCTCCTTTTGAATTTGAACCGGAGCAAGCATTTCATTGAACTGATTTGCTATGCTAACCTCTGTTTCCGTCTGCATGGTAAAGTCAATTCCAATCAAACTCAAATCTTCGTCTGATAATCCGGCATTCTTGTAGTCAATGTCTGGAATCAACTCACGGAGCTTGTCAAAATCAAAAGTACCTGAAACGTTCACGTTGTTGAAAAAAATGTTCAACTCTTTTTCTGTCTTCAAGTCAACTGAAATGAGTTCCACTTTCAATAGATAATCAACCTCTGGATAGTTATTCAACTCGTCCAGTATATAAAGCTTTTGGTGTCCTGAAACGAGCGTGTTGTTTGTCATTTGATTGACAACCATTCCACCAACAACCCCATATTGTTTAATCGACTTCTTTAGAAGCTTTTTCGCCTCATTTGAAATCTTACGTGGATTATAACTTGCAGGGTGAATCTTTGAACGGAGTATTTCAACCGTTTCGCTTTTGAAATATTTATTTAGCTCTTCCATAATCAATTTTTCTTTATCGGAACGTTACACAAAACCTCCGCAGTACAAGTACCGCCCAAATAGTCAAACGTAATTGCTGCAATCGCTCGACCCTGAACTGTTTTCAATCCGTCGTAATTCAGCTCTCTTTTTTCGAGAACCTCAATTGCTTTCTTGTATCCTTCTTTCACTCCGAAATTCACCGTTCGATTAATCGGCTTTTCTGATAGTCGCTGCTGAATCCGTTCTTTTACCTCTTGAACCTCGCTTTCGGTCGGAGGCGGTGACTGGGTACCTAAATTCTGTTGAATCAGGTTTAAATCTTGTTTGTTCATGATTCTTCCACATAAAGGGTTGAACAAATAATCTGAGGATCCTCACCGATATAATTCAAGTGATAATCCATGAGAGTTGGCATTTTCATTTCGTCAATGCACTGAATCTTTGTTGACTCAATCTCTTCCATTGTGGCCTCACGAATCAAATCAATGTCGTAAGTTTCGTAATCATGCTCCAACAAAAGGCAGTCAACGGCACTTTCTTCACTTTGTGCTATAATCCAGAACTTCTCTCCGTCAACTTCGACAATGTAAATCTTCCACTTTCCGTCATTCTTTCTCTCTTCGAAAGGAGTATCAACCGAAAGGAAAATAGGTGGTTGTGTTTGTCCACTGACAATACCTATCCAAATACGTTTTGTTTCGACAATCTTTTGAATTTCTTCGTCAGTGAGTTGCCAACACGAAATGCATTCAGTTCCGTTGCTGAATACTGGAAGAGAACTACACTCTTCGTCTGTCATACTTTCCGGTTTGCCCAGAACTTTGTTTTGCTCTTTAAATTCAATCGGTTTCATAAATCACACTTTTTTAATTATTTATTATCATAGTCCCATAGAATCTTACGGCTCATTGGAAACGCCTTTAAAATCTTTTCCAAATCCCCCGGATAGTTCTTTCTCAAATACAGAAAACAATCCAGGTTAAACCCGACACCACCCGAAGCGTTCTTTCCGTATCGAACCGGTTCAGGAAGTTTATTTTGTCGCATGTAAGCCAAAACGTCTTTGTTAGTCCAATCGTCCAAAGGATAAACCTTGCCTAAATTCTGACTATTTTCGTATGTCATTAGCATTAACCGCCTATTGAGCGAATCAGCTTTTTTCATGCCGTAAAACGAATACTGAATGCCAGTTTT